GTTAATTGACGGTTCTTTGATGGTTCTACTGACGGTTCTATTGGTGGTTATATTAATAGGGGTGACACCCTTGTCACTATGCAATGACACATTTGTCACCACCCTAGTGTCATCAGTGTCACTATGTGATGTCATAGATGTCACTGCCTCTTTTTCGTTTGTCATCATAGGGTGCGTCTGTGTCACCCTCTCATTTTCACTCACTATTTTGTATAAATTTGTCCTGCTTGTTCCGTCGTTCAGTTCTCTTTTTTCTTTTTGTAGAAATCCAAGCTCAGCCAACTTTTCGACTGACCTTATTGCCGTTCTTTTAGATTTTGATATTTTTTTGGCTAAGACTTCATAGCTAGGGTAGCAATAGCCCTCATCATCTGAAAAGTCAGCTAAAGCCATAAGCGTTAGCTTTGTGGTGCTATCCTCGATCTCCATATTCCAAACTTGGCTCATTATTCTTATGCTCATCTAAACCCCCTCCAAGTTTGATAAAATGCGTCAAGTATCAATAATGCGCAGAGTATATAGCCTATGTACATTTGGCTCATTATGCTATCCTTTCAGTGGGCTTTAATATCGACGTGCTGCACCCACTTATCACATCTTTTTTTGATCCGATCTCGATTAAGTAGCCACGCTCTACTAGCTCATTTACACGTCCGCAAACGCTATTTATTGCTACGTTATACCAACGCGCTATCTCTTGCCTTGTTGCACCCTCTTTGTGCTGGCAAAACATTTCATAAACGGCTCTACGTTTGCCGCTTAGCTCTGGCTTTAGTTTGTTATATGCCTCTAGGCTATTATTAGCTACCATTAAACGCTCCTTAAAGCTATCTTTCAGATAAGCCCTTTTAAAATTTCTAAGCGACCAAGCCAAGAAATCCATAAAAAGGACTTATATGACAGATAAAGAGATAGTTTTAGAACTCACAAAAGCTTTACTAGAAAAGCAATCGCAAATTAGCAATGTTTTTCAAAACCCTGCTTCCGCAAGTAAAGCCGTAGCCGAGATTTTTAACACCATTGCTGAAAATATTAAGCCTGCACTAGACAAGCTCAAAGATCATAATTAGCTCTCATAGAGCAGTAACTAGCTAACATTTTTACCATCTTGGCTTGGTCGTCTTGAGGGAATTTGTCAAGCTCTTTAAGCATCTTTTTAAGCGACTTTCTAAAAACTTTGTTTTTAACTTCCACGACTACGCTGTTATTCGCTACCATTTGTTATCCTTTCTCGTTTGCAGAGCTTTCCAAAAGCTTGGCGATTACTTGTGTCTCTAATTCTTTGTCGATCAAAACGCTGACCATATCAAGACAAAATCTGATCACTTCGCTATCGTTTCTAAAACCCTTTCTATTCTGTATTTTCACGATATTTGCGATGTTTTGATTAGACAATTTGAATGCCTTGCTAATATCATACTTAGGCGTTACCATTGTGAGCCTTTCGTAATATTTTAAGATTGCCAAAACGTTTGCTATTATTTACGACATATGAAGTTATGTCATACCAAGCATTAGGCGGAATGCCAAACTGCTTATCCATGATTTCAACGTCGGTTATAGTTGGTTTTGAGCCTCCGCTTAGCCAAAAACTAACCGATGCATGAGTTTTATTTGTTGCTTTGGCAACGTCAATTAATTTTATTTTTTTTGTTTTCATAGGCTTATGTTAAAAAAATTTACATTATAAGAAGCTTAAATATGTAAATATTTTTAACATTTTATTGAGTATTATTTACATTTTAGGAAAGGTTAGAAAAATGACACTTGGTGGTAAAATCAAAAAAGCAAGACAAGCAAAAAAGCTAACACAATTACAATTATCTCAAATAGTAGAAGTAAGACGTGAGTCTATAACTCAATATGAAAATGATCTTGCAAAGCCAAAGACGGAAACACTCGAAAAAATTGCCAGCGCCTGCGATGTTGATATGCTTTATTTTTTTGAGGATGAGTATGCAAAACGTGCTGGTGTAGTAAAAAAAGAGCTAAAAACTAATTTTTCACAATATGCCGACTTTATTCCACAAGACTATGCCCCTAGAAATATGTTGTTTATTCCAAAGGCCGAAATGCGTATAGGCGCAGGTAGCGAGGGCGTTTATGATCTCGCTATGCTCCAAAAAGACGAGCGCAAGATCGCCGTCGATAAAGCTTTTTTAAAAGGGCTTGATACCAAAAATTTACGCATTTTCGAAGTAGTAGGCGATAGCATGGAGCCTGATTTCTACGAGGGCGACTGGGCTATTGCTGATATGGTAGCAGGTAGAGATAATTTTGTGCGTATCGCTGGCGTTTATATCGTCAGAATGGACGACGTAGTCTATATCAAAAGGGTTGAGTTTTTGCCACAGAATAAAATAAAGCTAATCAGCCTAAATCCAAAATATAGCGATATATACCCACATAAAGAGGGTTACGAGTGTGAGATACTTGGCAAGGTCTGCGGCAAAGTCCATTGCGAAGTGTATAAAGGGCTAACGTTTGAGGATTATGGGATAAAGTAGAAGCGTAGTCGGCAGCTACTCCATAAATTCAAAGAGGTTTTAGGGGAAGGCTTGATCTGAAAAAGCAGGTATCGTTCGAGCCTGCTTTTAAAAAAAGATCAATTTCAGCTCAATATGGTATATTTTTTGCTAAAATATGTACAAAAATAGTTTATTTTTTGATATAATTCACGATTTTTTTAACAGTTCTTTTGAATTTTATACTTTTAAATCATAAATTAGACACAAAATGTCTTAAAAATTTAATATAATTTCATTGATTTTTTATCGAAAGGAGCAAAAAATGAAAGCGATGGATTTAGCGGGACACGTAGTCAATAGATGCATTGATTTGGATATGCCAGTTAGTAATTTAAAGCTCCAAAAAATGCTTTACTTTTTAGAGATAAATTTCTTAATTAATTTTGATAAAAAACTCATCGATGAAGATTTTGAGGCTTGGCAATATGGGCCGGTTCTAAAAGATGTTTATGATAAATACTCTTTTTTCGCGGCCAGTTCGATAAGAATTAGGCAAAAGCCGGAAAACGATTTGCCTGAAGAGTATAAAAATTCGATTATAAACAATATCGACCATTTAGCAAAAATAGATGCGTGGGCATTAGTAGAGTATAGTCATAGAGACAACACCCCGTGGAGTAAAATATATCGCGACGGGGCAGGCAATCATCAAAAAATTCCAAATGAGCTACTAAGAGAATATGCGCAAAATATAAAGAATGAGAAAGAATAATCGTAAACCGTCCGATGTCGTTGAGGCATCGGAGGTTTTTATAAAACAAGAAGACGCTGCCCCTCCCGAGCTCCCTAAAAAAGATGACGATCCGATAAAAATTTTTTTAGAAAAACTATGCGATATAGATATAAGCAATAGCACATTAAAAGAAGAGCTATTGAGAATTTATGACAAGAATTTCCGACATAGCTATTCTGACGTAACGATGTATTTATTTAATATAACCGAAGCTGATTATTCAAAATTGGAAGCTATGGTAAGCCGCATAAAAGCAATCCTTGAGGAAATAGACAACAGGGACTTAAGGGGGCGTATTTTTAAGCTGTATGATCACTTAAATTTAGAATTAGTTAGGCTAAAATACCTACTCCCCAAGATACAAGATACCAACTCAAAAATACAAGAAGCGAATAACAAAGTCGATGATCTTACAAAGCAAACAAACGATATAAAGAAAAATGCCGAGGATATGCAAAAAAATTATATTACTATCCTAGGTATATTTGCCTCTATCGTCCTCGCGTTTGTAAGCAGTCTTGCTTTTTCTACTTCCGTTTTACAAAATATAGACAAGGCTAGTATTTATAGGCTAATTGCAGTTATATCACTAATTGCTATTTTTATAGTCAATATTCTCAATTTTTTATTTTCGTTTATTAAACAGATACATTATGGAAAAGACGATAAAAGTTCCAAGTTTAAGTCACTAAACTCATTTAATATTATCATGTTACTTATTATAATCCTTACTGCTGTAGCATGGTATTTTTACCACCCATATGAGCATAAAACAACCACTAATAGTACGACTACTATTAATATTAACGCCTCTGATCTCGCTAACTGCCGAGCAAAGTAAAGTCGTAAAAATATCTGACGGCGATACTATCACTGTGCTAAACGGCAAAGAACAAACAAAGGTCAGACTATACGGCATCGACGCTCCAGAGAAAAAGCAAGACTACGGACAACGATCAAAACAATTCTTGGCTAGCCTAGTCGCAGGACAAGTTGTAGAAGTAGAGCCAAAAGGGAAAGATAGGTATAAACGCACGCTAGGCATTATCCACCATAAAGGGCAAGACATAAACGCTCAAATGGTGCTAAATGGCTACGCTTGGGCTTATGTCAAATACTCGAGAATATATGTAGATCAAGAAAAAATGGCTCGTGAGAATAAGCGAGGGCTTTGGCAGAGTAGTGATCCTACTCCGGCCGTGGGAGTGGAGAAAACGCTGATCTTAGGCTAGCAATTTATTCAAAACAACGCCACCGATCTTCTCTGCCATTTTTTTAGCAAATCCAATTATGTTTTTCCTCATATTGCCCTCCTTGATTTCAAAAAAAACTAAATAAGCTATTACGCCCACAATAATAAAGAGTAATACTATAAAGACGTCGATGTTTAAATTACTATAACCCCAGCTAATTGCTAGCCTAAGGCCACCATTTTTCTAAAATTATACCATAAAAATATTTTTGATTACTGTATCTCTTTTGACACATAATATATCATTCACTTATCCAAACAAGTTATACCCCGGCCTATTTTTAAAAACAACTATTTATTTTTTAAAAAAATGTAAAATATATTAACATCTTTAAGCTTTTTCTAATGTAAATAATATTAACATTCTCTCATCAAAACAAAAAACGTTTTGTAGGCTTCAAGCGAAAGCTGACAGAGTGAGCCTCCTGCGAGTTGCAGGTTAATCACGTTTCAATCTGA